GCCAGCCCGGCTGTATAAACTTCTCTGCGTCATGCCGGTCATGGAACTTGCGAAACAATACCCCCTCGTCATCATAGACCCAGAATCTCATTTAACTCTCCTTAAATTTCTTGTGGGTTTTGTGATGTGCCACTGGTTGCTTTCGCGTTTTCGCTCAAGGTTTTTCCTCAGCAAATCACTACGCCCTTCATCAATGGTTGTCTGCCGTTTTATTTTATTGAGTTCTTTTTGTATTTTTTGATTTCTTTGATTTTCTAATTTTGCCATCCAATCCAGTGTCTTTATATCCTGATCTGGTTGGGTGTCCCACAAACGATCTGCCAGAGGCTTCAACCACTCCCCTACAAATACACGGGCGCGTATGTTAAACGGTGGTGGCTGACGTTTAAGCTCAGGGTCAGGTGTGTGTATGTTGTACGGCCTAAGCCAATAATTAACCATCCCCATGGTTACGTCTTTCCTGAAGCCCTTGATAAGCATGGCGTCGTAGACGCGCTGTTTGTTTATTTCTGGCTGCATCATGCCTCTCCCACCATGGTCTTAATTTTTTTGTACAGCGCCATGACCTGCGAGAAAGAAAGTGTTGATAGTAGTTGCTCTGGGTCAAAGGCCGGGGCATCGGCTTCCTGCTTACGTATAACCACTAGCTTTTTGGCCACAGTATCCTGCGTATTCAGCGCGGCAATGCCTGCCTTCTCTGCTTTCTTTTTTACTCCCGGCACAGCGGCTTTTTTCTTAGTCTTCGCCTTCATGCTTGCCTTGATCGGAGTGTATTCTTTTTGCAGCGCCGTGTAGCGCCCGTTGTCATCCCTTGTGACCATGCCGCAGTTGAGCATCTGCGTGAGCAGGGAACCTATAGAGGCTTGGTTGAACCCACGGTTACCTAGTAGGCGCAGTAAGTCTTTGTATTGCAGTCGTGGGTTGTCCCGTACGGCATTGAACGTTTCGCGGCTGACGTTGTTGGTGGGCTTGAATGCGTGGGGTAAGCGAGACCTTGCGTCATCGCGGGGGTCGTCTTTTGCCCACTGGTCGATGATTTGTTTGACGTTCTCTGGTGTGGTTGTACGTGTTTGCATTTGCTTCTCCTTGTTTAGTTTGTTTTCAATTGCTTTTTGTAGTGCAGTGGCTAAGTCGGACATGATTACCTCAGCATAAGGGATACACCAATTACGTAAACCAAGAGACCCCCCGCTACCAAGGCGATCACTTGCCAGTTTGTTTTAGCGGATGCTCCCGGTCTCCACTTACCCCCAAGCAATGCGTCTTGCAGTGCGATCTCATCTTCGTCCTGCACTGGGCGTGGCGGTTCGTAGTACACGCCGATCTTGATCTTGCCTGTGTCGTATGGCGTGATGCGTGTGTTCTCCTGCTTGTCTAAGGTCTTGTCGTGCATAGTCCCTCCAGATGGGGTTAAAGGAAATTGAAAGGTAAATTACTACGGGTAGAGTGTCAATAGGTTAGTACGTACTTCGCCTACAAGATACCTATGAACACGAGAATTAAAATAGCAACAAGCCCTACAATGCAGAAAATTGTCACAGGCAGATCATCATCCCAGTTGTTGTCATCCATGGTTTTCCTCCCTTGCTTTCATCATTGCGTTTGCTATTTTGTACGCACGTTCCGCTCCGCTTTTATCATCTGCATCCGCGTTCTTGTTGTATATAACCCCTTTGTTAGCCAACATCCCCTGCATCGCTTTCGCTGCAAAGTAATCGCGTAAGTCCATGCCTTCTTCTCTGTGTGTTGGAAATGCTTTCATGTTTAACTCCCTACTCGTTGGTCTTCAGGTAACGTCAGTTGGTAATCATCCCACGCCTCTTCGAGCAGCATCGCTGCCTTCATCAGCATAGCAATTAGCGCCTCGTGCCTGTTCTCATCCAGCCCTTCGGCATACCCGCGCAATTTGTAAGACGTTGTGTAGTACTGTAATTTTCTTGCGTCGATCATGTGTTCTTCTCCTTTAGTTTTGCTTCGATGTTTCTAGCCAAATGCACAATAAGTTGTGAAGTTAATTCAAGATTTGTCTGACACGCTTCGTACCAAAGGTGTTTGATTTCATTCTCCGTCAGCCCTTGCCATTCGCGCTGTGGTGGGGCGGTGTAGAGTGGTTTCCAGTTGCCCTCCGTTGGTTTGCCTACGATTTTGATTGAAATTTTATTGTCAGGCAGTTCACAAAACCAAGCCACCGGCTCCTGTGGTGAGCAGGTATGTATCTGCGCCGGGTTGACTTCTCCGCATCGTTCGCATTTCATCACTGCCCCCTTTCACGAATTAAGTCGGCACAGTTCCCCGCAGCGACTGCCATTGATTTGTTGATCTCACCCCACTCCATCTGCTCATCGCAAATTTGTGCACACGCCTCGCGCTCTGCTCTTACCCCAGCGACCCAGCCCTCCCATGCCCAGAACGCAGGGGTATCTCTGCTGAATGGATTGTCTTCGATCAACCCGTCATCGTTCCACCACTTATTAAATGCACCAGTCATATCACCTCCTTTCGTTTCACATTGTGCGTCATACATATCATCGAGCCGCGCTTCTTCTCTGCGGTCGAATCGTTTCTCTTCGTCAGTCATGCTTTGCTCCTTTCTTTGCTTTCTTCTTGGTGCGTACCACCGTTACGTTTGCCGCCGGTGGTTTGGTTGTGGTGTAGTAGATGTTGCAGCTTTCATACTCAGTCGCTGTAACCGCGGGCTTATTGTCCAGCGAACCACACCCTGTAAGTGCAACAGCCACAGCTAATATAAAGTGTTTCATAATCTCTCCTATTCAAATTCTTTGGCTACGGTGTAGCCCAGTTCACGGATACCTGCAATGACTTCGGCGGGCAACTCATACACACCATCGTAGTCAGTCAGACTCTTGCCCTCGAACCACAGGCCACCACCCCACTCTTCGCCGTAGTCCTCATGCTCAAAGTACCCGCGATTGTCTGCGGGTTTGATTACTACTTCGAACTTACCCTGCTGCGTTTTTAACTTATCCATTTACTTCTCCTTTCAAAAAAGGGGTCAACGTGACCCCGTTCTACTGCTACGCGAAATGTAGTTCGTCAAATAATGAATCAAGTATCAAGTCCACATCCTCGCCATGCTCAAGGCATTCCAGCGCCCAGTCAAGGGATGAGGGCTTGAGACCCTTGAAGTTCATATGCCGCAGCGCCAGCGCCGTATCGTCAGGCCAGATAGACTCAGCGACCATCTGCGCCAACCCATCGTAGTGACCATACTGCGCATCGAGCACCGCATCGATAGCATCCTCGCGTCTGTAGTCTGGCTCGTCTTCGGTAGGGTCGTACTTGGTGTACGTCTTGTACTCTTGCCACCATGAACCTGTGCCGTAGGACACAGGCTCAACCACCGATGGGTCACGCTCAACCGGCAGACCATCCCAGTCAACGGTCAGCACAGCGTCAGCAAGGTGCTGGTAGTGGTTGAGATCAAGGCTCTCCTCTTGCGTGTGCTCACGCGCATACCCTACGCTGATGTTGGTGCACTCGGGGATGATGTCAGTGAACTCAGCAGTATCGGTATACACACCGGTGTCATCGTTTAACATCATCAGGTTATCGCTGCCGTCCATCAATGCGTCAGCCAAGGCAGAGCCGAACGTATCGGAGCAGCACCTACCCCACCCCTGATGCGTGATGACTGAGTCAATACCACGGCGATCAAACGCAATCGCACGATCAAACTCGCCCAACAAGGTGGGCATCTTGTCTGCCAGATACCTTGCGCCTACACCACCGCGCTCCTCACCCTGCGTGAAGATGTAGTAGCCATGCACACCACCCCAGATCATATGCATCAGCAGTGCTACACCTGCGCCGTCATCCGCACCCAGTACGTCACCCTTAGCCCGCCAGTGTGTCTTGGTCTTGGTGATCTTGTTCTTGCCCTCGTTGCGGTGGACAGTATCCACGTGTGCTACGAATAGCGTCTTGTGTGTGGCCTGGGTTCGGTTGTCCACGTGTAGGTTGCCAGCACCGTCATAGAACGCTGCTTTGTTGAGTTGCAGTGGTAGTTGTTCACGCAGCCATGCCGTGAACTTGACGTTAGTTGCTGACCCGTGTGGGCGCTTGGTTGAGAGGGCAGTATTAAGAATCTTGCCCAGTACGTTAGTTGCTCTCATGATTAGTTCTCCTCGTTGATTGTGATGTACTCGTGTGCATGGTCGGGGTGTACTGACTTACCGCACTCAGTCACGAACGGCGCTACGTCATCGCACAGATGCCACTCATGCGTGTGCTCACACTGCCATGCGTTTTCCTCAAGCGCCATGTCACCGTTCTCTAACTGCACACAGTCGTCCACGTGCTCGGTAGTACATGAGTCATTGCAGTGCACCCAGCACTCGTCATCGTTATGTACCCATATCTGACGCTGCTCCAGATACACCGCATCGTCTCGGTGCTCGTAGTCACCATTGTCAAGCTCAACGATGCCGTTACGCTCAAGGTAGTCAGGGTCGTAGTACTGATCTTGTGACTCGACATATATCGCATCGCCTCGGGGTATGTAGTACTCGTTACCACCGCGTCCTATGGAATACGCATAGCTGTCGATGCAGCACGGACCGACATACTCGTCACCGTGATACCCAATGCTGTGCATATCCTCATCGTCATGACGATCGCCGCAGTCACTGCAAGTAGCACGTACTGAACCATCTGCATGACCGTCTGTGCGGTCAAACGTATAGTCACCATCGTAGGCAATCAACAGGTGATTGCCAGCGTCATGCACGTTCTTGCAGTCACCGTCAAGGTACGGCGCCCAGAAGTCATCGTCACATCTGTTCGTGTTGATGCGCTTTAGCTTGAGACCTGACCAGCTACAGGACTTGGTATAGCCTTGGTCACGCAGCCACACCTCGATAGCCTCGTCACTGTGCGAGTACTCGCCATCCTTGCGTGTGTAAGACCGAACGAATGTCATCTCCTCGACGTTGACTAAGCACCGCGCTGTGATGATGCCGTTACCGTCAACGCGCACTGCTGCCCGCCAGCCATACTCGGGATCGTATGCTTCGTAAGGGTGGGTAGCACCGGAGTCCTTGTTGTATCTCTCCCAGCGCATACATGAGTGTGGACCATCTTGTACCGAGCGCACAATGTCAGGCACAGTACGCCACATCTCGAACCGATTAGCGCCGTGACGCATGACGATGTCGCGTATCTGATGGTCGCGCAGGGCAGGGAAGTGTCTCGTCAAGTATTTGCCAACCGATGTCACGGTCTGCCTGTCAGCGTAGCCATGCTCGTCTGACCTTGTGTATGCGACACGGCTGGGGTCGCTGTCTGCTGCATGGGGATGCTCAAGGACAAGCAAGTGCCAGTTGGCAGGGGGTGCAAGCATGACGGCTTGCCTGATCGCTGGGTGCATCGGTGCATTGTCGGTCTCGCGTCCGTACCACGTGCGGTAGTTCTTGTAGTCACGGTCAGGGTAGCGTGGCTTGTAGTCAGACGGCAGATCATCCCAGCCGTAGTTCCTGATGTGAATACCTACCAGTGCTCTCTCGCGCAGGGCTTTTTGGAGTAGGCATATCCAGTCCCACTTGGCGATGCCGTTGTAGTCATTGTCAATCATGGTGAATCCTTTCGGGTTGTGTTGCGTTAAGTGAATGGCCTGAATAACGGGTCAGGCCGACCCGTTTTTGTTTACTGCGTGGTGGTTACGTCTTCTTCAATAAACTTCTCAAACAAGTCCATAAACGCCGTCAAGATGCGCTCTTGGTTGTTTGAGTCAGCATGAAAGTAGGCATCGGCCAAGCGAGAGGCGAAGCCCCCACCAGTACGCTTCATCTCATGGGCTGCTGCGTGTAGCTGTTCGGATGTGTATTTCATTTGTTGCTCCTTTACTCGTAGTGTGGTCTGGTTTCTGGGTAGTGCGGTGCTGGCATACCCTCGTTGACGATGGCGTGATAGCGCCCCTCGGATAAGACGCTGCTCACCTCGGGTCTGCCTTCGTTCCATTGGGATATCAAGCCTTGGTTCAGGGCATCGGCGTAGTCGAACGCATCTTCTTCCTTGTCAAACCCTCGCAGGAAGTTTGCTGCCCGTGGTTCCATACATAGCTCGGCGGTGTCGAAATACCAGCCGCCTTCCTCGTGTCCGCCGAATGCCCTGTCTTCCATGTAGATGGCTACGGTGTAGAACTTGCGGGCTTGTGCTGCGTCTTCTTTGAACTGGGTGACCAGTTGTTCTGCTTCAGTCATTTGTTTCTCCTTTCGGTTGGTTGTAATTAAAGAACTGCGATGTACTTCTTCAGGACTTCGAAGTCCTCCTTCGGAATTTCCTGTACCGCGCCCGCCCAGATCAGGGTGCAGTCAGACCAGTACGCATCGTGTTCCTTGTCCCAGTCTGCGCGGGTACAGCCGCGCCACTCCATTGCTACCTTGTCGGCGTACTTGTCTGGGTTGCCCTTGGTTGTGAACAGGAAGCGGTCGTTGTACTCCATGCCGCCGTTGCTTTCTTCGATCTTGCCAATGTAGTGCTTCATGTTGTTGCTCCTTTCGGTTGGTTGATTTCGGGTCAGGCTGACCCGTTTCTTACTACATCTAGATTTTACTC